ACAAAGTCGCACGTTTGGAGAGCATTGTTGAAATTCTTAAATCTGCGCCCTGCACACCCAAGGCACCTTTGAGGCAACGGTTATATGCTGCCGAGCAGCTTTACGGAAAATATAACGTGCACGTGATCTGTGATGCGTTTGACATTCCCCGAGGAACATTTTATAACCACGTTCTCCGCAACAAGAAAGACAACACGTGGTATGTGAAACGTCGGGAAGAACTACGGCTTCGCATACAGGAGATTTACGACGAAAGCAATCAGATCTTCGGTGCCGCTAAAATTGCGGCAGTCATGAAAAGTGAAGGATTCAAAGTCAGCAACGAAATGGTGCGCACGCTTATGCGTGATATGGGGTTAGTCAGCATTCGTCAGTCGGCGAAGAAATTATACGAGGACGAAGGCCGCAAATACAAAAACCACCTTAACCAAGAGTTTGACACGTGCAAACCGAACGAAGTGTGGGTTAGTGATGTTACCTATTTTAAGTACGGCGAAAACGCTTATTATATTTGCGTGATTATCGACCTGTTCTCCCGTATGGTCGTGAGTTATAAAATTGGAAAGACCAACAGCACGCAACTTGTGAAGTCGACTTTTCAGATTGCCTATAAAGCACGCCAACCGGATTCAAGTTTGATCTTCCACACCGATCGTAGCGGTAACTACCGTTCCAAAGCGATGAACGACTATATGCGGTCACTGCACATCACGCACTCTTTTTCGCGTGCGCACGTGCCGTATGACAATTCCGTAATGGAATCGTTCTTTGCTTCTATGAAACGGGAGGAGTTATATCGCACCAAGTATCGCTCGGAATCAGACTTTCGAAGTGCGGTGGACAAGTACATGATTTTCTATAATACCAAACGCCCGCACAAGAAATTGCAATACAAGACTCCCGAACAGAAAGAAGAAGAATATGCCTTGAAACTGAAGGATTTCTGAGACACGTGCAGACAGACTAAAGGGTTCAAAAAGGTTTGTTTTTAATTTTCCGGATTGCCAAATCCGAGTTATTCGTTTTTTAGTCCGACTGACAAAAAGAAAATGCGACCTCGAAAAGCCGCATAAATACTGGATTTTATAATAAAAACACCATTGACTCCGAACTTAAGGGTTCAGATTTCAATGGTGTCTTTATATGGCGGAGAGGAAGGGATTCGAACCCTTGTGGGGTTGCCCCCAAACGGTTTTCAAGACCGCCTCGTTATGACCACTTCGATACCTCTCCGTATCGTGCTATGATATTATAGCACGGATTTATAGTTTTGTCAACACTTTTTTCGGATTTTTTTTAAATTTAAAAAGTTTTACAATAAGTGCGAAAGGTTTTTAAGACCTTACCGCACTTATTTTTTTATGGCTTTTGCCTATAACGAGGATAGAGCAACGCAGAGGTGCGACTCGAGCGCGTTATAGGATTTTAGCATAAGGGAATAGAGGGCGGGCGCGCCCGCCCTCTGCTCTCAAAACAAAATGAAAGGAGTAAACGTAATGACGTGCCGATACCTCACATACGAGGAAAGAAAGAGTCTCGAGGTTCTTTACGCCGACAACGTAAGCCTTACCGACATTGCCTCCGAGCTCGGAGTACACCTTGCCACCGTTTACAGAGAACTAACGCGCGGCGGCACGGGCGAACTTGACAAAAACGGGCGTAGCGGTTACAGCGCCGCACTCGGTCAAAAGCGCGTTAGCGAGAATTTCAAACGCCGCGGCAGACGAGCGGCAAATAAATAATAAAACGGAGTGATTTTGTTATGGAAAATGTTTTAGAAAAAATGGAACGTATCGACGGTAAAAGGAAAATAGCTGATTTTATCGTTAAGCAAAAAATGGACTACGGCTTTAAGGTCAAGTATGCAACCATACGCGCCCGTGAATTTGTACGCGAGTGCGATATGCGCGACCTTAATTATCACGTATCGGTAGGAGGATTAGACAGTATTACTCTTTTTCTCTTTCTTAAATCAATAGGTATTGACGCTCCAGGTATTAGCGTGTCATACCTCGAGGACTTGAGCATACAGCGTATACATAAACAACTCGGCATAGAGCGGCTCGTTTCGGCGGTAAAGCCAGACGGCACGCGTTGGACGAAACCGCAAATAATACAAGAGTTTGGCTTTCCTGTTCTCTCAAAAGAAATCGCGGCAAAAATAGAAACTCTCGCAAACCCGACAGAAAAGAATAAAACAGTAAGGCACGCTATTATAACGGGCGAAACAGGAGAATACGGCGGCTTTCAAAAAAACAGCCGTATGAAAATGTCGCAAAAATGGCTTGAAAAATTCGGAGGCTACGCCAACGACTACGAGGGTACAAACTATCAAATACCAAATTTCAAGGTATCGTCGAAATGCTGTTACTATCTCAAAGAAAAGCCGTGCGACGACTGGGCGAAAGAACATAATAGCGTTCCATTCCTGGGGCTTATGGCGTCGGAGGGCGGACGACGTGCAAAATCTTTAATGATTAACGGGTGTAATTACTTCGGTAAGTCTACGATACGCTCCGCGCCCTTTGCTATTTTTTCACGACAAGACCTTTTGCAACTTGCCCTCGACTTAAACGTTCCCGTCCCCGAAATTTACGGAACTATCGAGAGGGACGAGGACGGGCAATTAAGAACTACGGGAGCGCAGAGAACGGGGTGCTCAATGTGCGGCTTTGGTATTCAGCTTGAAAAGCGCCCGCACCGTTTCGACCAACTAAAGGAGAGAAACCCGAAAGAATGGGAGTACTGGATGTATAAATGCTGTACCGACGAGCTTACGGGAGAAAAATACGGTTGGGCTCGGGTACTTGATTATATAGGCATAGGCTATTAAAAAGGAGGTATCACAATGTGCAAACCCGTAAAGTGCCCGCAATGCGGACACGAATTTACACCCGAGAGGGCTATTAAATCGGGAGCTTGGACTCCCGAGGAGGACGAGCTGTTACTGAACGGCTACCAAAAGGAGCGGAAAACCATTGCCGAGCTCTCGGACGAGCTTAACCGTTCCCAGGACGCAACCCGTAACCGCTTATTTGTCCTCCGCGGCGGAGGCAACCCTAAAGGCGTTACGGCAAGCGTGCAGCTCACAGCGAAAGAATACGACGAAATGAGAGCGGCACGCCAGGAAGTAAAGAGCGCCCGAAAACTCGTAGAGCAAGCAAAGGACACCGAGCGCGAGCTCGCCGCCTTTTACGCCCTCGGCAAGCAGCTTATAAACGCAAGGCAAAACAAGCGAGTTATCGCCCCTCTGTTTGAGGAACTCGAGCGGCTCGTTAATACCTACAAGTTTTAGGAAGCAAACTGTGCGGGAATACAGACGTAAAGAATTACGCGAGAGGGAGCGCCTCGTCTACTCGCGTATATCGGCAGGGCGGCAATGCTGCTACATAATCAAACAAGCAGCCACCGCAAAGCCGTGGGACTTCCGCTCCCGCTTTATGCTATGGACTACGAGAGGCAAAAGCTGTAAGCGTTGTTGCTTACGGTGTAAATATTTCGGATATTGCAACCCCGATTTTAATAACGATAAGGAGTAAAGTTATGAACGACAACATTTTGCGCGCTATTGAGTCACTTTGCGACGATATAGCCACCAACACAAACGCAGAGGACAACCAAAAGAGAGCAAATGCAATTTTAGCTCTTGCTTTCGGCGGGATATTCACGCCCGAGGAAACCGAGGAGGACTACACCGAGAACGACTCCGTAGCGGGAGCGGAAAAAGATAAAACCAAATTTCCGAAACCTGGCGAGCAATTCGAGTATAACGGCGTTAAGTTTACCGCTCTCGGAGAGGAGCAGGGCGGCGTGCTTGCCATTGTTTCGGAACTGCTCGAGGAGGAAATGCCGCTCGACGAAAGCAATAAAAACGACTGGCGCACCTCCTCGCTCCGTAAATACCTTAACGGAAAATACCTCGAGCAATTCAACCGCGGCGACCTTCTCCCGTTTGTATCGGACTTGACCTCCGACGGCGGTATGAAAAACTACGGCACCGCCGAGGATTACGTTTTCCTCCTCTCGTGCGACCTTTACCGCAAATACAGAGAGTCCGTGCCGCGCTTTAATAATTGGTGGTGGACGCTTACGCCCTGGACTTGCACCCCGTCCCTCGCGAGCTACGCGCGACTTGTCAGCTCCTCGGGCGAAGTGAACTACAACAATGCGTGCATTGGTTACGGCGTAGCCCCCGCTTGTCTGTTCAATCCTAAAATCTTTGAATAATCCGCCTCGATAGAGGCGAGAAAGAGGGCAGCTATGACAAACGAGGAATTAAAAGCCGTGCTCGTCAGCGGGTGCCCCGTAGAAAGCAGCGGAATTGTATATAAGTGCGTTTCGGCTATCATTTACCGATACCGCAACGGAAAACTTGACATTTCCGCCGAGGTTACGGACTATTGCGGGCACAGTATTTCAATCATAAGCCCCGAGCGGGCAAAAATCGTAGAAAGCGAGGTAACAAAGTGAAACTAAAGCAAATCGAGGCAATATTAAAAGCCGAAAAAACAATAATTGTTTCCGAAACGTCCGCTTGTCAATGGCTCGGGAACGGCGCGGCATTTTATCCCGTATACAATCTCCCGAAACTCACAAAAGACAATATATTTACTATGTTTGATATTACAGAGGAAAAGCGGGACAAGTTTTATTTTGAGGAGCGCCCGCTCCCGCCACATATAAATTTTGAGGACGGCGACGACAGCGAGCAGTTACTCGAACGAGGAGTAATAGCATTTTATGCACAAGGTAGAACGCTTGAGCCGTTAAAAACCTCACAAGGTATAGCCTTTATAAACACTCGGTACTTAAAGCCGTTTTCCGATATTGACGCGGGGTATGAACTTTACGAGAGAACGACCGCACAAGGGAAACCGTATATTGCGGTAAAGAACGGGTTTATGTTACTCGGCATTATTTCCCCCTACGACCTCGTTAATGAAACTTTTATAAACAACCTCGACGAAATATTGAAGTTATCGAGAATAGCTCTTTTTAACAAGCAGAAAGACGACTCGATAACAGATACCAACACTCAAGTAAAAATGGAGGATATGGAAGTATGAACGCAATTATTATAACGGCGATTATCTGCGCTACCCTGGTTTTGCTCACATTCATAAATAAAAAGAAATAGGAGGCTTTGCTATGACTTCGGCAAACGGAAACAGACAGCACAGGACAAGCTCGGCTCCGAGCGACAGCAAAAGAGCCGCTCGCGAAAAATGCAAGCGGCAATTTATTACCTTTATTATATGTGTATTTCTCGTAGGAGGAATTGCAGGAGGGCTCATTGTCGGAGGAGTACAAGCCCTCGGCGGGAATGACGCAAAAGAGCAACAGCCCTACGGCACACGCGACGGCAAAAGCGTAACAGAAAACGGTGAGCTTATGCTCATACAAGACGCAGCGGGTTTTACCCCTCTTGATTGCGAGCTTTCGGAGGAGCTGCAAGAGTTTACATATTATATGTGCCGCGCCTATTATATCGACTTTGACTTTGCAATGTCGCTTATGTTCTCCGAGTCCTCGTTTAACGCCGCCGCGGTAAGCCAGGACGGGCACGATTTCGGCTTAATGCAAATAAGGGACCGTAATAACAATTGGCTCAAAGAGGAGCTCGGCGTTACCGATATGCTCAACCCTTACGAGAATATCCGAGCGGGTTTGTATATCCTCCGCGGGCTTTTTGAAAAGTACAACGACAGCTCAAAGGTTGTTATGGCGTACAAAATGGGCGAATATGGAGCCTCGGTGCTTTGGGACAAAGGCGTATACGAAACGACCACCTCGCAGCGGGTGCTCGCCCAGGCGGACAAATTCGCCGCAGAGAGGAACGGCAGCAATGAACAATAAAATAATACTTTCAATTCACCACAAATACAGCGAGCTGATTTTAACCGAAAAAAAGACACTCGAAATACGAAAAAGCGCCCCTCGGCGCGGAGCCTGGGGCGGCGGAGCAAAAGACACCGTATTTTTATATGAAACAAAAGCGGACGGCGGAGCGGGCGCGGTTGTTGGCTTTTTCTCTTGCGGTGCTTATGAGGCAACAAACGCTTTTACCTTGCACGATTTCAAGGGCAAAGAGGAATTGCGCCGCAGCTTTATAACGCGCGCTTGCTTAACCGAGGACGAGCTCGTAGCATACGCCCAGGACTCCGTTATTTACGGTTGGCGGGTAAATATGGTTGTACGCTTTCCGAAACCTCGCCCGCTCTCGGATTTCGGATTAACACGCGCCCCGCAGAGTTGGCAATATTTGAAGTAAATAAAAAGGGCTTATCAAGCCGCAAACTTGATAAGCCCCGTAGCGCCTTTGTGCTACCGATTAACTACATATATAAGTATAGCACAACGGCAGCGAAAAGTCAATAGTTAAGCAAGGAGCGAGCGGCTCTATTTCGGGCTCGTAATGGATAATAACTTAACGACCAAAACAGAGCACAAGGCACCCCGAGGAAATAAAACCCGTCCTCCCTCAAAAAATAAATATTCTTTTTGTGAGTGTGGAGAGAGGCGGAGGAGTGAGGGGGTGCTCGCAGCGTTGTTGAAAGAGTGTGTAAACTCGTAGAGTTTTCCACGCTTTCAATAATGCGGAGAGTAGGGGGAGAGAGGAGGTGCCTCTCTCTTTAAGGCGGGCTCCGTCCCGCCGCTCTCTTGCTCCTCTCTCCCCCTTTATTGGCTTTGAAATGCAATTACCTTTTGAGGTTAGCGCAATTTTGTTAATTCAAAGGTCGTCAGCGGCAAATGCTCGCTCGACAAATTCCCTTATGGAAAACTAAAGCGTTAAACCTCGGGGCTTGGGGCAGAGCCCCAAAAGGAAACAACGGAGGTAAAACTATGCGCTGTCTATACAGAGAAAAAATACATAAATGCGGCGAGTTTTTGGAAGTCGATATTTTCCCCGTTTTTGAATATCAGCGCGGGCGCAGCAAGAAAAGAAAACCGACAACGGAAACACAGCAGCGGCTAAACCAACGTAACGCCGAAAGAAAGCTCGCGCGCCTACTGAACACGAATTTTACAAAGCACGATATACGCTTTGATTTAACATATAGCGACGAGAATTACCCCGAAACGCCCGAGAACGCACAACGGCAAATGCAAAATTTCCTCCGTCGCGTTAAGCGTTACCGTGTAAAGCACAATTTGCCCGAGCTTAAATACGTTGCCGTTACCGAGGTAGGAAAAGAAAACGGGCGGCTGCACCACCATATCGTTATGAGTGGCGGCGTTGATATAAACACCCTTGCGGAAATATGGGGCAAAGGCTATACGACGGCAAAACCGTTACAGTTTGACGAGTTCGGTATAACTGGCATTGCGGTATATCTCGTAAAAAGCCCGATACTCGGCAAGCGTTGGAGCGCGAGCCGCAACCTCGAGCAGCCGAAAACGTCCGAACGCGACGGCAGAATACCGCAGTACAAAATACGCGAGTTTGGAAACAGCGGCAACGACAACCGCGCAGAGCTTGAGCGTCTTTATGAGGGCTACACCCTGGCAGACTGCAAGCCGTATTACAACGAAATCAACGGCGGCTATTATATAACCGTCCGTATGCATAAAAAGCCCGCTCCGAAACGGAGCAGAAAGCGAGGGAAACTATGACACAAAAACGAGAGGAGAAAAAGGAAATGTCAATGTATATCTTTCCCGCCGTCCTTATAGTGCTTGACGTGGGAGCAGCTGTTATGTGCTTTATCGGCAAGGACTACAAAAAGGGCGTATACTGGCTCGCTGCGGCGGTGCTGAATATATGCGTAACTTTTTAACGGAGGTAAAACTATGAATTACTTTAAGGCAGCGGAGCAAGTGCTCTCCTCTGTCCCTGCTCTCGAGCGGGCATTGGAGAATTTACAGCATAGGCGCGATAGGCTGATAGAAAGCGGAGCTCCTCGGGAGCCTGGCGCGATTGATTACAGCAAGCCGTTTACGGACTCGCATTACGTAAGCGACACTCTTAACGAGCTTTTGGAGCTTACCGAGTGCTCGCGCAATATTGCGGAAACGCAGCGCAAGCTCGCAGAAATTAAGGGCATTATCGACCAACTGAAAGACGAGTATAAAAAGCTCGTCGTTTTGTGGTACCTCGAAAAAAAGCCGAAAGAGGCAGTTATGGAGGAGCTATACATACAGTCATTAAGCACCGTTTATAACCTCCGTAATCGCGCCGTAGCGGAGTTTGCTTTGCTCTACTTCGGTGGCTCTGCCCTGGGCTCAATTTAGGCAATCGAAATAAAGCCGTATAGAAACTTGCTTTAAGCCGTGCTAAACTGATACCGTAGAAATAGACGGTAAGGCGGGCGGCTTATAGCTGCTCGCTTTGTCATTGTATCGGGAGCAAATATAACTCACTATACGGCGGAGAGGGCGGGACGCTGTTATATGCAAGATTTCGCAAAGGCATTTTATTTAAGCAAAGCCTGGCGCGATACCAGGGAATATATATACAAGCGCGATATGGGCTTATGCGTTCGCTGCGGCAAGGCGGGCGCAATAGTCCACCACAAAATATATTTAACGCCGCAGAATATAAACAATCCCGCTATCACACTATCGGAGGATAACCTCGAGTTGCTATGCCGTGAATGTCACGCCATAGAACACGAGGGACAGCTACCGACAGCAAGCGGGCTTATGTTTGACTCCGAGGGAAACCTCGTAGAAAAGGAGGGTAAGTATGGGAGCTGATGTATGCGAGCTCGTAGTATATACGCAGAACGGAGCGGTTACGTTCCAGGTCAAGGCTACGGCTGATAACTTCGAGGACAGAGTAGCCGAGGCACTCGAGGAGGGCACCGTTATTCTCGAGCTTGTGGACGGCGGGAAAATTATTCTCTGCGCGATTAACGTTGTAGCAATCGAGGTACACGCAGCGGCAGAGAGCAGCAATTCCTCTGTAAAAAATTTCGCTGCTACACCCCCCACTTAAAAAAAGCTATATGCCTTTTAATGAACCGTGTTTAAGCCCCTTTTATGACCGCCCCAGGCGTGTATAACCCCCCTACCCTTACAGACGAAAGAAAGGAGAAACAGCGTGGACGATACATTATATGCGCGACAGAAAAAAGAGCAGAACAGAATTAAGAAATTGTATAAAAATCTGCCGAAAGATAAGCTCGAAATTGCAAAAAAACTAATGGAAAGAGCCGCCTATATGCTCGTTTCTCTTGAGGATATGGAGGAAAAAATCAACGAGGATGGGCTCGTAGTTAAAATGCCGCAGGGCTCCTACACTATCGAGCGAGCGCACCCGTTATTACAGCCGTATAACGCTATGGTTAAGAACTACAACGCCACCTTAAAACAGCTCAACGACCTACTGCCGAACGCAGACGCAGAGGCAGCGGGACAGGCGCTTATGATGTTTGCAACCAAACCGAGCAGGGCGGCAAAATCGGGTTGAATTGGGTAAAAGAATACTACCGCCGCATAGAGTGCGGCGACATAGTAACGAGTAAGCGGGTTAGAGCTGTTTACTCGCGGCTCGTTGCCGAAATGGACGCAGCTAACGACAACTCGCCGTATTATTTCGACGAGGAAACGGGCGAGCGTCCTATTTTGTTTATCGAAACATTTTGCAAGCAGTCCCAGGGCACCATAGGCGCGCCGCTTGAGCTTGAGCTATTCCAAAAAGCATATATACAACTGCTTTTCGGTTGGCTCGAAAAAGAAACGGGCTACCGCCGTTTCCGTGAAACAATGTTTTTATGCGGACGAAAAAACGGCAAGTCTACGTTGCTTTCGGGCATTGCCCTTTATATGCTCATTGCAGATTATGAGGGCGCGGCGGAGATATACTCCGTTGCGACAAAAAAAGACCAGGCAAAAAAGGTATTGACCGAGGCTGTCAATATGGTTAAGCAGTCGCCCGAGCTGCGGGCGGTTGTCAAAAAGCGCAGAAATGATATTTATTTTCCCGCGACCTCCTCTATCTTTGAGGCGCTCGCGTCGGACTCCAACACCCTGGACGGCTTAAACTCTCACGCCGTTATAATCGACGAGCTGCACGCAATCCGCGACCGCAATTTGTACGAGGTTATGAAACAGTCTACCTCGTCGCGCCGTCAGCCTCTCGTTGTTATGATAACGACCGCGGGCACCGTGCGCGAGTGCATTTTCGACAATATGTACGAGCTTGCCGCAGACCTTGCGGACGGTAAGAAAAAAGACGATACCTTTTTGCCGATACTCTACGAGCTCGACAGCCGCGACGAGTGGACTAATCCGCAAATGTGGATTAAAGCTAATCCAGGGCTCGGGAAAATCAAGCAGTATAAAACGCTCGCTAACTTTGTTGAGAGGGCGAAAAACTCGCCCGCAGACTTACCAGGCGTTCTATGCAAGGATTTTAACATACGCGAAAATGAAAGCGCCGTATGGCTTTCCTTTGAGCAGATTAAAAACGCGGCGACGTTTGCTATTGACGACGTTTACAATACCTACGCTATCGGCGGTTGCGACCTCTCGGCTACAACCGACCTTACAGCGGCAACGCTGCTTATACGCAAGCCGAACGACAAAACGGTTTACGTTTTGCAGCAGTATTTTTTACCGCAAGCCCGCGTTGAGCACCTCGAGGAGAAAAACACAAACGAGGCACCCTATCGGATATGGGCGGAGCGGGGCTTGCTTACGATATGCGAGGGCAGCCGCGTAAACTTCTCCGACGTAACGGCGTGGTTTGCGCAAATGCGCGACGAGCATAAAATAGACGCTTTCAAGGTCGGCTATGACCGCGCGCTCGCGGGCTACTGGGTGGAGGAAATGAAAAGCAACGGCTTTACTATGGAGCCCGTAGCTCAAGGCGCTTTCACTTGGAGCCAACCTATGCGCGAAATGGGAGCGGCTCTTACCGACAAAATAGTTAATTACAACAATAACCCTATTTTGCTTTGGTGCCTATCAAATACCGCCGTTAAGAAAAGCGGCTTAAACAATATCCAACCCGTTAAGATAACCGATAAACGCCGCATAGACGGCGCGGTATCGCTGCTTAACGCATGGGTTATCTACGTCAAATACTTTGACGACTATATGTATAACGTGGGGTGACACAATGAAAGAAAGACGAGGGCTTTTTGAGGCTATATTCGGGAAAAAGCCGCAGAAAACAGACGGCTACACCGAGTACAAACTCTTAAATTCCTATCAATCAAATTTTGTACCATTCTCGGGCAATGCCTGGGAGGTTAATATGGTGCGAGCTGCCGTCCATTCTTTCGCACGCCGCGCGGCGACGGTACAGCCGCGGCACATTAGACGCGGCGACGGAAAGGTGCTTGACGTAGAGAGCAGCACATACAACAACATTTTACAGTTTAAGCCTAACCCGACGACAACGGCTTATAAATTCTATTACCGCCTGGCGGCGCAGTACAAGCTATATAACAACGCGTTTGCATATCCCGTATGGAATGAGGCGACGGGCAGACTCGAGGCAATTTATAATATCAACGCCCAGGAGATTACCTTACTCGACCACGAGGGCGAGCTGTTTTGTAAATTCCGCTTTAATAACGGGAAATCGTACATTTTCCCGTATGCGGACTTGGTGCATATCGGCTCAATGTTTGCAGATAACGACGTTTTCGGCTCCGATAACGGAGCGCTTATGCCCGTTTTGAAAACGGCAAACACCTTTAACCAAAGTATGAGCAAGTTTGCCGAACTCGTAGCGGTTGTGCGCGGCATTTTGAAAGTGCAAGCCTCCACAAAAAACGAGGACTTAAACCGCCGCCGCGACGATTTTATACGGGACAACCTCAAAATGGAAAGCAACGGAGCGGGCGTTATCGTTACGGATAATAAGTACGATTACACCCCGATTACCGACAAACAAACACCGTTACCTACGGGACAGTTGCAGTATATCAAAGACGAGATATACGACTACCTCGGCACAAATGACGCTATCGTGCAAAATAAAGCCACACCCGAGCAAGAGGAGGACTTTTACGACGGCGAAATCAAGCCCTTTTACGTGCAGCTTGCCCAGGCGCTCACAAACTGTATTTTTTCCAAAAAAGAGCGCGGCTACGGCAACGAAATAACCGTAGAGGGTAACAAACTGCAATTTGCAAGGACGAGCGACAAGCTCGCCGTTGTAAAATATTTGTCCGATATTGGCGGCTTAATGCTCGACCAGGCATTAACAACGCTCGGCTATCCGCCTATTGGCGGCGAGGAGGGCAAGCGCCGCGTACAGACGCTTAACGTCGTAAACGCAAACAAAGCCGACGAGTACCAGTTAGGCACCGACACAAAGAAAGAGGAGCCGCCCGAGGACGGCAACGAGGACGGAGAGGGCACCGCACCTACTGCGGCACCCGACGACAAGAAAGACGAGGAGGAAACATAATGCCATATAAACCGAACGAGCGGGAATACAGAGCGGCGGAGCCGTTTACACTTCCCAACGAAAACAACGCCGACGAGCTCGTGCTCCGAGGTACGCCTATTGTCTTTGATACCCCTACCGTGCTTTTTGAGGAGGACGGTATCGAGTATAAAGAAGTTATCGCCCGCGGCGCGCTTGACGGCTGCGATATGAGCGATTTTATTTTTAACCGAAATCACGGGCAGAACGACGCTACCGTGTATGCCCGTACCCGTAATAATTCCCTCACCTACAACATCACGGAGCGAGGGCTCGATATTGCGGCTTTCCTCGACAAAGAGGACGAGCGGCACCGCAATTTACACCGAGATATTCAAAAACGCCGCGTTGACAAAATGAGTTTTTCGTTCGTTGTGCGTGAGTGCAGCTATGACCGCGAAACACACACTCGGACGATAACTAAAATTAAAAAGCTGTACGACGTTTCGGCAGTGGATTTTGCCGCATACAACGAAACGAGCATTACTACGGCAAGGGATTTTTTCTCCACGGAGCACGAGAAAGAGTTTAAGGAGCAGGAGCAGCGCCGCCGTCAAATGCTGACAGCAAAAACCTACTGTTAAAAAATCAAAAAGGAGTAAATCACTATGAAAGAACTTATTAAGAGAATGGCAGAAATCCGCAGCCGCAAGGTAGAACTGCGCGGCGTACTGGAAACCGACGCAAAAGCAGACCTCGACGCTATCGAAAAGGAGCTCCGCGAGCTTGACGAGGAATATACCAACCTCGAAAAGAGAAAAGCGGTTATCGAGGGTATCGGCGCGGGCACCGTTCCTGTAAATGAAGTGCCTAACCCTATCAACAATCGCTCTGCGGACAATTTCGACCAGGACAAGGAGTATCGCTCCGCCTGGCTCAAGCACGTTAGAGGGCTTGACCTTACCGAAAACGAACAGCGAGCACTCACTACTGGTACCTCCTCCGCGGGAGCGGTTATTCCGACTGTGACGCAGAATAAAATCATTGAAAAGGTCAACCAGTATTGCCCGCTTCTCGACAAAATCGACCTTTTGCGCGTCCCTGGCGGCGCAAAGGTGCCCGCAGAGGGAACTACCGCAGACGCGGCGGTGCATACCGAGGGTGCAACCATTACCGCAGACAGCGACACTCTCTCGAGCGTTACGCTTTCTGCTTACGAGGTTACAAAGCTCGTTACTATTTCAAAGTCCGTTGAAAAAATGGCGATTGACGCTTTCGAGTCCTGGCTCGTTAATAAGATTGCTCGTAAGATTGCCGAGGAAATCGGTAAGCTGATTATTTTCGGTACGGGTACCAACGAGGCGCAGGGTATCAACGCCATTACCTGGGGCGCTACAAACTCCGTAACGGTTGGAAAAGCCGCCTCTCTTTCCGCCACAAACGTGCAGGGCGCCGTTGCGCTGCTTAACGGCGGTTATGATAACGGCGCGGAGTGGCTTATGTCGAAATCAACTTTCTTTACCGACTTCCACCCGCTTATGAACAACTCAAAGGACAATATCGTTACCGAGGACAACGGAGTATACCGCGTTATGGGCTACCCCGTGAACTTCGACGACCGTATGACCGCGCACGAGGCTATCCTCGGCAACCTTTACAGAGGCTACCTCGGCAATATGCCCGAGGACGTTACGATTACCTCGCAGTTTGTAACCCGCGAGAACGCCTACGACTTCCTCGGCTGCGCTATGTTCGACGGCAAGGTGCAGGCGACCGAGGCTTTCGTTAAAATCGTAAAGGCTACGGCTTAACGGAGGGCTGAACAATGGCGGATATTTCAATGCAGTACGTAGCGGGTATTCGCCAGTATCTACGCATTAACCATACACGTTTTGACGCGGAAATTACCGACCTAATAGGAGCGGCAAGAGCCGACCTCCTATTAGGCGGTATCTCCGAAAAGAAAGTAAACGACGAAAGCGACGCACTTATAAAGCGGGCTATCGTCGTTTATGTCAAAGCGGAGTTTGGACTCGATAACGCAGACGGCGACAAGTACCGCGAGAGCTACGGTATGCTCAAGCGGCATTTAATGCTTTCGAGTGAATATACCGAGGAGGCGTAGTTATGTTATGGCGAGAAATCGGGTATTTGTGCTCGGAAAAAGAAACGCTCGACTCTCTCGGAAAACCTTTTAAGACTTTCGAGAAAAAAGAGGTTTTCTGCAATGAAAAGGGCGTTAAGCGAAACGAATTTTACCAGGCACAAGCCCAGGGCTACCGCCCCGAGCTTTGCGTAGAAATTAAGGCTTGCGACTATGCGCGAGAGGGACACTTTGAGTATGACAGGACAATGTACCGCGTTATCCGCACATATCCCGTAAAAAACGAGTGCCTCGAGCTTATATGTCAAGCCCTGATTGCGGACGATTGACGCAGAGAGGAGGCATTGCCTATGGCAGCAAATACAACGGCGCTTATTAAAGCTCTGCGGCAGCGGGTTAATAAAATCCTCACGACCTATTACGAGGAGGCATCGTCGAAAGACGCAGTATTTCCGTATGCGGTCATTAACGGAGTTAATATTATTGACCTCGCCGCGGGCGACCTTGCCTCTTTCTATCTCGATATATGGGTAGACGAGAAACAGC